TATCCGACGCAGATCGGCAGCTTTCCTGCGCTCAAGGCGGTGATGGAAGGGGCCGAGTTCAGCTACGGCTCGATCGCGGAAGGCCGCGAGTCCTATCAGCTCGCGACCTACGGGCGCATCGTCGCGCTGACGCGGCAGGCGATCATCAACGACGATCTTCGCGCCTTCGACCGCGCCCTCGGTTCCGCCGGACAGCGCGCGGCTGATCTGGAATCGGCCATCGTCTACAACGTGCTCCTTGCCAACACGAACCTCGCCGATGGGATCGCACTCTTCCACGCAAACCATGGCAATGTCGGCACGGCCGCCGTGATCGGCGAGACCGCGCTGTCGGAAGCCTGGGAGAAGATGACCCAGCAGAAGGACCTCGGCGACGGTACGGGCGCCGACAAGGAATACATCGACGCGCGCCCGCGCTTCATCCTCGTCCCGCCCGGCCAGCGGTCGATCGAGGCGCGCAAGATGATCGCCGCGACCACGCCGGCAAAGGCCTCCGACGTGAACGCCTTCACGGGATCGTTGCAAATCGTCGAGGAGCCGCGGCTGTTCAAGACCGGCGGTCCGCAGCCCTGGTATCTCGCCGCCGACCCGAACCTCGTCGATACGGTCGAGTATGCCCATCTCGAAGGGCAAACCGAACCGTTCATCGATCAGCGGGCGGGCTTCGAGGTCGATGGCGTCGAGATCAAGGTGCGGCACGACTTCGCCGCCAAGGCACTCGACTTCCGCGGCCTCTTCTACAACGCCGGCGCCAACCCGGCGTAACGGCGCACTGATTGCAGCGTAAGAGCCAACCCGAACAGGCCGCCGCCGAGCGGCCTTTTCCGTTTCAGGAGACACTTCATGAAAAACTATGTCCAGGCAGGCGACACGATCACGGTCGCCGCGCCATATGACCGAACCGCCGGCCAGGGCGCGCAGGTGGGTCAGCTTTTCGGCGTCTGCACCGGCGACGCTTTGAGCGGCGCCGAGGTGGCGCTGAAGACCACCGGCGTGTTCGATCTCACCAAGATCGGCTCGCAGGCATGGACGGTCGGGCAGCTGATTTATTGGGACAATACCAACAAGCGCTGCACCAACGTCGCCACCGGCAATCTGCTGATCGGTGCGGCTGTCGCTGCGGTTGACAATGCAGCCGGCAGCACGACCGGCCGCGTCCGGCTCAACGGCGCGGCGCGCGCCAACGAGGCCTGATCCTGATGCAGGCCGCCTTCGGCGCGGCGATCGACGCGATCTTCCGCGACGCCAATGTCGCGGAGGATGCGCTTTGGCGGGCGGGCGGCACCGGCGGCGGTCTTGCCGTCCGGGTCGTCCGCAAATCGCCGGACGAGGTGGTCGGGTTCGGAAGCAGCCGCGCCGTCATGGCGACCGTCTTGATCGACGTGCGAGCCTCGGAAATCGCATCGCCTGCATCTGGCGATACCGTCGAGATCGCTGGCGATCTGTTCGAGATCATCGGCACGCCCGTGCGCGACAGCCTCGGTCTCGTGTGGACGTGCGAAGCGTCGGAACGCACCTGAACCATGCGCTTCAGCTTCAAGGCCGATGATCTTAACGCCCTCCTCAAGCGCGCCTATGATGACGGCGAACTCGCCGTTTCCGAGGCGATGAATGAGGTGCAAGCAGGCCTTCGGGACGAGCTTCGCGGCCAGGTGGTATCCGCGGGAATGGGCCAGCGGCTCTCGAAGACCTGGCGCGGCAAGCGCTTCCCCGAAAGCGGCGCGAGCATCAATTCGGTCGCCTACGTCTGGTCGCGAGCGCCCGACATCGTGGACGCATTCGAGCGCGGCGTTCCGATCGTCGCCAGGAACAGACGCTTCCTTGCGGTGCCGACGCGCGACGCTGGCGTGAGCCACACGACGGTCAAGAACAAGCGGCTGACGCCCGCGATCTGGGAGACCGAAACCGGCGTGAAGCTCAGGTTCGTTCCGAGTGGCGATCACGCGCTGCTCGTGACCGATGCCCACTACGCCCGCCAACCGGCGCGGTGGAGGCGCCGCAAATCGTTCAAGCCGATCCGAACGCCTCTGACCGGAGGTCGCAAAGTCCTCGTGATCTTCGTGCTGGTCCCGATGGTCAATCCCGGCAAGCGGCTCGATGTCGAAGGCGCCGGCAATCGCTGGGCCGATCGCGTCGGCAGCATCATTGCGTCTCATTGGAGATAGGTTGTGGCGAGCAAGCGAGAGCAGGTACTTGAAGCGATCAAGGCACTTGTCGCTTCCGCTTTGCCCTCCGCCGAGGTGAAGCGCAATCTCGACAAGCCGGAGCGCATTCCGCCGGGCGGCCTGGTGATCGTCCGCGACGGCGACGCCGGCGAGCCGGAGATCCTCCTTTCGCCGCTGACCTACATTTACGAGCACCGCGTTCCGATAGAGATTGCGGCGTTCGCCTCGGCCTCGCTGACGCGCGAGCAGGCGCTCGATCAGATGCTTGCCGCGCTCGGGGAAGCCGTCGCCGCCGACCGGACCCTCGGCGGCCTATGTGAATTCCTCGATACGGAAGCGCCGACTTCCGACGGCCTGGAAACGGCCGGCGCGATCTCCGGCCGGTGGGCGGACGCGGCGATCATCGCCAGCTACGCCACCGGCAATCCGCTCACCTGAACGACAATCAAGGAGGCTTCCATGGCCCGCGCTCGCGGCGCCAATGCCGTCATGGCATTGGCGTTCGAATCCTCTTACGGCACGCCGCCCGGCTCGGGCTTCAAGAAGGTGCCGTTCGTCTCTGCCGCCCTCGGCGAGCAGCAGAACCTGATCGAAAGCGATCTCCTCGGCTACGGCCGCGATCCTCAAGCTCCCGCGCGCGACGTGATCAACAACGACGGCGATGTCGTCGTCCCGCTCGATCTGAGGAATTTCGGCTACTGGCTCAAGCTTCTCCTGGGCACGCCTACCACCAGCCAGGGCCTCGCCGCATCGGGCAGCTTCACCTTCGACGGCCAGCCGGCGAACAACAGCACGATCTCCATCGGCGGCGCCGACTGGACCTTCGTTTCGAGCGCTCCCGTCGGCGACGAAAGCCTGATCGGCGCCACGCTGCAAGAGACGCTTGCGAATGCGGTGGTCGGCCTCAACAGAAGCGCCACGGCCGCGCTCGCGGCGCAATCCTATTCGCTCAATCTAGCCGGCAACGCGATCCTCGTCACGTCCGACACGATCGGCACGGCCGGAAACAGCGTCACGCTCGATGCCTCGACGACGCCGGACTCCAATGCGACGGCCTCCGGCGCCACGCTCGCGGGCGGCTCCGCTTCGGGGCCTTACAATCACGTGTTCACGTCCGGCGCGCTGTCGCTGCCGTCGGCCTCGATCGAAGTCGGCATGCCCGACGTGCCGAGCTACGGCATGAATTTCGGCGCAATGGCGGACAAGCTGTCGATCCAGCTGCAACGCTCGGGGTTGCTCAACGGGACCGTCAGCGTCATCGCGCAGGGCGAGACGCGGGGCGGCGCCTCGGGCGCGGGCTCGCCGACCGAGCAGGTCATCGAGCGATTCACGCAATTCACCGGTCAAATCCGACGTGACGGCGTGCCGCTTGGCAACGTCGTCTCGGGCACGTTCACCTATGCGAACAATCTCGACAAGGTAGAGGTGATCCGGCCCGACGGGCGTATCGCCGGCGCCGATCCCGCGATGCTGGCCGTCACGGGGCAGATCGGCGTGCGATTCGCCGACACCTCCCTCCTTGATCTCGCCGTCGCGGGCACGCCGATCGAATTGATCTTCGAGTGGTCGATCGCCGCCGGGAAGCTTCTGCGGTTTACCGTTCACAATGTGAACCTGCCGAAGCCGAAGCTTCCGATCACCGGCCCGGCCGGCGTTCAAGCGACCTTCGACTGGCAGGCGTCGGAGCATCCGGCACTCGCCAAGACGTGTACCGCGCTCCTCGTCAACGACATGGCCGCGTATTGATCACGCCGCGCGGGCGGCGGCGAGCGCCGCAAGCGTGCCTTCGGGATCGCGCGCAACGAGGATCAAGAGCGATCGCGCCGCCGGATCGATCCCGTTGCGGCCTTGTTCCCAGTTCCGCAGCGTCGCGACGGGAATGCCGAGCGCATCGGCGAATTGCTCTTGCGTCATGCCGAGGCGGCGCCGCAGGTTCTTGGGCGCGATCAGCACGTCGAGCGTCAGTTCAGGCGCCGTGTCCGGGTCTTCCGCGATCTGGCGGGCAATATCCTCGTCGGTCGTCGCCTCGATTTTGGCGCGGTCGATCGCGGGCTTCGTCGCCCGTATCTCGTCTAGCGTTTTGCGAACAATCGCCACGTCTCGCGCTCCTTTCGGTTTGCCGGCCGAGCCGAGATGATCCGGCGCACCCCGCTGTGGTCGGTGTAGACCACAACGAGCACCATGCCATCGACTTCGCCAATGGCGATGATGCGCTCCTCGCCGTAGTCGCGCCGCTCGTCGGGCGTGGTCTGAACCGGCGCCTCGAAGATGCGGGCGGCCGTGGCGAAATCCACCCCGCGCTCCCTTCGGGTCCACTCGCTCTTGGCTTCGTCCCACTCGAATTCCATCGCCATTCTACGCGAATCGCGTAGTCCGTCAAGCAAAACTGCGCAATCCGCGCAGTTCCGAATCCTCCCGGAGGTCACTCTAACATGCTGAAGCTGCAACCGAATCGACCCGATCCCTATTGGCTCGATCTCCTTCCCGGCGTCCGGATCAAGGTCCGGCCGATCAGCGTCGCGGCGATCATCGGCGCACGGCAGGCCGCCGCGGAGGCGATGAAGACGCAGGACGGCCAAGAAATCTTCGTCGGCAGTGCGGCCTTCACGCGCAGCACCGCGCGCTGGGGGATCGTCGAGTGGCAAGGCGTGGGCGACGCGGACGGCACGCCGGTCTCGCCGAGCCCGGAGAATATCGATGCGCTGCTCGAACTCTGGCAGGCGTTCGATGCGATCGACCGGCTCTATATCGCGCCGGCGCTGATCCTGG